GACCGAAGAGATCACATTGATCTCCCACTCTCTACGTACAGGCCGAGAAAACGGTCGACTTCAGCAGCAGGCTTGGCAGCCTGGGTAAACCGCTGAAGTCCGTCCATTCGGACACTGCATGGTAGAGAACCAGTCCCCCTAAAAGGGACTGGCCCACCTGGTCTTGATGCGAGCGGACACAGGACGCCCAGCACGTTGAAGGTGATCCGACTCTTCGAAGGGCTTATCGCCCCTCTTGAGGAACCACTTCATCAAGGCACCGTAGTCATCCAATCGTGAGATTGGAAGCTGCGAAGTCACAACCACTCCCTTGACTAGAGGGCGGTGGAGATGACTGTCATGACGTTCGGCCTGGCAAGGCCCATAGTCATGACGACCCAGAACAGTTGACGAGCTCACGTAGGCACCAGCTTCTTCGCAGAAGTAGTGATCTACGATCGGGAATGGAATAACGTTCCCGATGAACTTGTCGAGAGCATCTACCGTCTTCAAGAACCCCTTATGAAACAGGTGGTTTCTGAAGCTGACAGTGCTCTCAAGCTGTTCAACGTGCTGCCTGGTCTCCGGGATCATACTACGCATCTTCACGATGGAGACATCGTGACCAGCGTAGTAATCCTTGCCACAGGACTCTCTGAACTTACCAGTCCAGAAAGACTTGTGGACATTCACTCGAAACCCAAAAGTTTCGAGCTCCCGGATCACAGATTGCACATATTCTACGGGGACAATGATATCGTCTCCGTAGACGCGCACCTTACCAAAGAGGGATCTAACGTCCTCTCTGGTGAGAACACGGTTGAGCTCTCTTTCAATCCCCAAGAAGATGATCGTCGTAAAGACGAGAGCTTCGAAGGGAAAGCAGAGAGCTGATCCCATGGACGCGAACTTGGCAAGACGGATAACTCCGCCATCGCCAGGCAGTTCAGCCTTCCGTGATCGAGTAGCATCCACGGCGTTTCTCAACGCGCGGTGATTAGCTACAAGAGCACGTACGTGCTGATTCGAAACCCTGTCCGAAGCTTCACTCAAATCGAGTGTAGCGAGAGCTCCCGTTAGGGAACCCTCTTTGGCGAGAACCTGGTTAGGTTCTTGCCGTTCGAACATGACGAGGTTGCGCGCGAAGTCATCGCGTGCAATCTCTTCCACCATCGTCTCGAGAATACCCTGCTGCATGTATTGCATTGCAGTAGGCTCGACGGCGATGATTCGTGGGGTTTTGAGCGTCTTGGGGACGGTGATGACTCTGACAGCCATCTCCTCCCCGGGAGGCAGGATTGAAACCTCCTCGGTCCGATCAAGAAACCGAGCATTTGGAATCAGGTACTCCCAGTGTGGGAATTCTGATTCCAACCGCGAGGTCCACAGTTGACAATCGTACTTCGAGTTTCCTCGGAGTCGGTCGGCTGTAGCACCCGGACCGTGCTTTGGAAGCACTCCGTTCGTGTGGATGCGAACATCCACGCGAGTGAGGAGCCTGCTCCAAAGCAAACGGCCGACGCGAGCAAAGTCAGCCAGATCATGGCTACTTGCGTTCGCGTCATGTAGGCGAACATCCTGCTCAGTCTGGACATATCCACTGATTGCCTTCCTTGTGCGGGTTTCCGTACATGGCAGTGCTATCTTGCTGAACATCAGTGTAAACTGACGTACCGCAAAGATAGCGTCAATCGATGGATAGTCCAGCAACCGAGCACTCTTGCGGTCGAACACGCACTCTAGGAAACCTCCGAGAAATCGGGGGAGACCGCCAGTCCGGGCAAAGCCCGGAAACTGGTCGAGAGTCACAGAACCTTGATCAAGACTTTTTTCGAAGTCTCGACCAAAGTTCGCGAGGGTTATCGTCAGAAATGACAACCCCTCATGTTCGATCCTCCCCAGGACTGTTTTGAGGTCCTGGGTGGTGCTTGTGCCGCATCTGCTCCCCAGATCTTCGAGGAGCGGTTGCAGAAGTTCGGTCGGGCTTTTCATGGTGTCCTCCGTTATGAATCGGGGGTACATCATCCTCAGCCTCGGCCAGCACGAGTTCACGTTCAATGATCCAGTAATACACCAGAAGAACACGCCCGCAAGGGCATGTCCAAACCGGTGCATTGCCGGCATCACTGAGCATGAATGTCGTCTTACACTCGGTGAGATCCAGTCTAGTTCTCACCACCCAGTAGCTGGGTGACCTTAGAACCAGATGAAGCTGTCAAGTAGGCGGTGAAACCGTCTACGAGAAACTTCAGCTCTGCGTTCGTGAAGCCGTTGACCGGGTGGTCAACGACAACATAGACGCTAGCAGAAGACTCCACGTTCCGCTCAGGAATGAACGGATCCGCGGAGATCTTCTTCTGGGTGAGACGGATACTCCTCCGCGTCCGACGCCCGTAGGCGTTGGACACGGCGAGCCGGAAAGCACCGTCGGCGCTACCAAACGCGCCTTCGTTGTTCCCGGACGCAATTCGCGGCATAGACTGCGCGACTGCGTTAACCGTCACGGACTGGGGGTCGGCGTAAGCCAAGGCAGAACTCCTTGCAACTGAGGTTGTAACGAGCACACTGTTGTGGCTCGCCCTGCGAAATCTCAGATCATGAGATACGCAGTTTCCCAGGTGTCTTGGTTAAACCAAGCGCACCTAGGATGGCCCACTGTCGAGGGTTGAAATTGTCGACATTCAGGCCGAACCCATAGGGGGTTGCCCTAGTCCTCGTTTTCTGATGAACAGAATACGAGGCCATGGGGATCCCACAGTGATTGCCCTTACGGTCAATCACGGGTGAGATTGCGGAATAGATACGTTCAGCATGGGTTTCATGCATCATGTATCCATACCGCAGTACCAGCGAGTCGTTGTGGAGCAATTCGATGTTGTGGAGAAATCCACCAACATCGAGCTCCCAATCGACAAGCCAGGACCAGGGTGTTAGTTCCCAGAGAGTGTCCACGCCAAAGCGTGAACCGAGCAGATTATTTGCCATCTGCTCGTACCTTTCAAGCTTACTGAGGAAATCAGTTGCCTCAGCAAGATGATAGGTAAACGCACCTGAGAACCACGCCTTTGTGTTCGACGTGTCAATCACCCTGTATAGAGACGTGTCGCTTGTAGCATAGTCAGACCAAGGCTCTGTTCCTCCCAATGTAGTCATACCATTGGGGATCGCAAGGCCTTCGCTGAATATGCTGACGTCATGTCCCTCTGAAACAGTGCATCTCCTACGCAAATGCCGTGAGGCACCTGCGTCGCGCTTGAACTGGTCCAACACCTTGCGAAAGGTGAGAACCTGTCGAGCGAGCTTCTGGATGTCCGATTTAAACGGTTTGATCCCGAATTGTACGTTAAGATGTTCTCCGCCTATAGCTTTCGCGGAAACACCTTCACGATACGATGCGAGACCAACAACTGCGGGTAATTTCTCCCGCAGTTCACCCAGAAACTGAGCAAGCCCTGCTTCAGGTGCAGTCGGTGCTGTCATCTCAATTGCCCTACTTCCATCCCGCGATATCTGATTCGATGTCGGGGCTGTGAAGTCGGGGTACGGAGACAACATCACACGCTCTATCTTGGGCCAAACAGGCCCAACATAGATACGCCAACCAGAGGGATTACTCATCTCAATCCGAGTGGATTGAAGAGAGTTCTTCCTCTTGAAACTGCGAAACTCATGACCGTTATCGTACCTGGTTTGGTACTCGGTCCTGAGATTCCGTTTCAAATCCCTTGTGGATTGGTTCTCGTACTGCTCCTCAGCGGTAGAAGACTTGGACGTCCGATAGGAGTCCACTTCTTCATATCCGCCAAGGGTTTCATAGTAACTCAAGGACCCGGCAACGGGACCTACCGCGAGAGCACCTCCAGTGGCATCTGAAGCCAGGATCGTCCAGTAATGGGCGCCTGGGTGACGAACACTGGGAATGCCTCGCGATTGAGTTACCATGATTCCTGTCCTCCTATGGGGATGGTGCTTTCCTTACTTGCAGATCATGCAAGTGGAAAGAGAACTCGTGCCTTCTGTCGGAGTGTGTAAGTGACTCCGGCGACACAAGTGCCGGGAGGCCCC